TAGCAACTGATGCTATTACTTCAGCAGAACACGCTGGAAGAATTTTGTTACTAGGCGAAGTTGGTGGTAACGCAGATGTTGTATTAACTCTTCCAGATGCAACTGGAACAGGACACGTATATGAATTTATCGTAACGGTTACTATGGCTTCTAATACATACAAGATCGCATGTCCAGATGCTGCTAACGTAATAAATGGTACTATGAAAAATATGGATTTGGATGGTACTGCACAAACAATATTCTCAACTGTTGCCGCTTCAGATACAATTACGTTAAACGGAGGTACACAAGGTGGACAGGTAGGTGATACACTTAGATTGATTGATATAGCTGCTGATTTATGGTTTGTAGAAGGTCAGATGCGTACACCTGCTGGTGCAAACCCAGCAACACCATTTAGTGCCGCAGTTGGCTAATAGAGGTTAAGGAAATCCATTTAGTGCGGCAGTTTAGACACTGCCGCACTAAATTAATAAATACAATACAAGAATTGGAGTTCTTTAATGAGAGCAGCGGAATTTATGAGAGCATTAGCAACTGTTATCGATGCATTAGATGACGGCACTGATACTGATACATCGTTACAGACTTCGCAGGACAGCGGGGAATTACAAGACAACCCTGTAATGACATCGCCTCTGCAACAACAAAACGAATTAGAAAAAGCTACTCTTGGCAAAAGCAATCCTGCGATAGATAAACTTATTGCAAGTGATGATATCGGCGAGGAAGGCATTAACGCTAACCCTCAACATACAGGTAGCACTGCTGATGCTAGTAAAATGGCAGCAAAAGCTGGAGAAACTCCTCTATCATTTATAGGTAAAGTAGCTGCTGGAGTAAGGTAAATGGCTATTAATGGCGGTGCTTTTACTCAAGACTTTCGCACACAACTAAGAAAATATTCAGACGGAACTACTCGTGTAGGCGAAGAAGGTCGTCTATGGTACAACAATTCTGACCAAACGCTTCGTGTTAGTGACGGCAGTACTGCTGGTGGTGTTGTTATTAATAGTGGCGGCGGCGGTAGTAGCATTACAATTCAAGACGAAGGCAGTAGCCTAAGCACTGCAGCAACTACAATTAATTTTGTTGGTTCTGGCGTGACTGCTAGTGGCACAGGCGCAACTAAAACAATTACAATTAGTGGAGGCGGCGGAGGGGTATCTGATATTGTCGACGATACTAGTCCTCAACTTGGTGGCGATCTAGATATTAATGGCAAAAATATTGTAAGTGCTGCAAGTAATGAAAACATTAACATTGTGCCAAACGGCACTGGTAAACTTGTACTTGCTGGAGACTTTTTACCCAGTGCAACTACAACTTTTAACCTTGGCAGTGCGGATTTTAGATGGAACGACTTATTCCTAAGTGGTGATACTATTAACCTAGCAGGTAGCACTATTAGTAGTGACGGAACAGGTACTATTTCAATTTCTGCAGACGGAGTTACTTTGCCAGATAATTCTAAGAACGCCAGCGGAAGTTCGTTTGGTATTACATCAACTGCTAATGGTGTGGAACAAGCAATTGTGCTAGTTCCTTTCTTTACAGCCGCTGGGGGTTTAAGTACTGCAAACACAACATTTACATTTAATGGAACAGTTGAAAATAAACCAGTGTTTATTGGTGATAAAACATTTACCCTAGAAAACGGCTCGGCTTTTTCAAATGTTGAGCCAACCTTGTTCCAATTTTAATAGATAAATATCATTATGGCAGATAAAACTCCAATAAGAACCGTCTTTAATGCTGATAATGTCGCCACAGGTTTGGCAGAATTCCAATCTGGAGAAACGGTTCCCCTTAACCATGGCGGTACGGGCGTAGCATTAAGTATTGGAAGTGCTGGACAGGTATTAAAAGTAAACTCTGGCGCAAGTGCATTAGAATTTGGCGCAGTTGAAGCAATTGTAAATATTGACAATGCTACCAATTTAACATCGGCCACTCTTGCAACGGGTGATCAAATTCTTATTTCAGATGGAGGAACAGAAGGTAGAGCAACACTTGCTCAAATTGATACACTATTCTCAGGTACATCTAAAACACTCACTAACAAAACTTTAACTAGTCCTGTTATTAATACAGGCGTAAGCGGCACAGCAATACTAGACGAAGATAATATGGCTAGTGATAGTGCTACCCAACTTTCTACACAACAGAGTATTAAGGCGTATGTAGATGCTGAAGTTGGTGCAGTTAGTACAACATCAATTCAAGCTGGAAACAGTAATGTTTCGGTTGTCGACAGTGGCACAGGACAAGTACAAATTGATGTTGATGGTACTGATAGACTAACTGTATTAGCCGCAACTACTACTACTGCAACTGGGCACTCGCTTGTTATGGGTGCAGCTTCAGCTACAGTGGGCGGACAAATTAAGTTTTTAGAAGGTACGAATAACGGCACAAACGGAGTAACATTACAAGGAGCCGCAAGTACAGCAGATGTTACTGTTACGTTACCAGCGGCAGCAGATACACTAGTTGGCAAAGCAACAACAGATACGTTTACGAATAAATCAATTGACCTAGCAACCAATACTATAACTGGTTCATTAGCAGAGTTTAATTCAGCATTACAGAGTGAAAGTTTTGTTTCTTTAACAGGATCAGAGACTCTTACTAATAAAACACTTACAACTCCTGTATTAACAACACCTATCGCAAATGCAGGTATACAACTTAAAAACGCTGCCACAAGTGCAGGATTTATTGAGTTTTTTGAAGACAGCGATAATGGCACTAATAAGGTAACTTTAATTGGCCCGGCAAGTACTGCTGACGTTACTGTAACATTACCAGCAGTAGCAGGAACAGTTATTACAACTGCTAACAGTGATGCAGCAACTACTACTACGGATGCTTCTGATGCAGATTTTATTCTAATAGATGACGGCGGAACACTTAAAAAGATTACTACTTCAAACTTAGGTATTATAGATAATACTGGGTTTGATACTAGTTCATTTATAGATCCTCCTGGTGGAGACGGAAACTTTGATCTAGCAAAAGAACGAGAACAAACAGGCAGTGCTGAGAGTGGTCTAACAGCAAACACAGTCGTTGATGCTTTCGGACGTAGAACAGCCAGTACCCCAGACATATACGATTTAATGGATCCTGAGTTTCAAAATCTTGCAGTAGATTACGGCTCTGTAGCATAAACTTAGGTGCGGAATAAATCTACTACAGTAGCAATTTTATCGGAAATTTCCTGTGTTTTTACTGTAGAGAAAACGCCAGGGTGGAGAGGTTTTGGCCATCCTTGAATATTAGTCCAAGCATACCCTTTGTGTTCATTGTTTAAGGTTGGTATAAACTCTTCTTCAACAACTGCAATAAAAGTGTGATATTCAAACCCTTTTTTAGTGTTAGTAAATTGGTCAATGGGTATTAGTTTTTCTATATCAGGAACATAGCTAATTTCTTCGCCAATTTCTCTGTATAGTCCATCTACTATCTTTTCGTCATTGTCAATTTTTCCACCAACAAATGCCCAGGTATTTTTAAAACTAGTGTCGTCTCTGAGTAAAAATAAAAATCTTAGTGTGGACTTAGAAAAGAAAACAGCACCAGCACTCTGTCTTAAATTACTAATTGCCAATCCCCCGCCTTATACTCGCCTTCATAACTTTTAACCCAGGTTTCACCAGTCCATTTGTACTGTATACCAGTATTGGTGTTGGTTGCATAATGTATTCCAGAGTCTGTACTACTATCAAATGCTACATTCCATCTTATGCCATCATATTGTATGATGTCGTTAGGGCTAGCAGTAAAGTCATTACCAGATGTGTCTTTCCAAGCATCTGGTCCGTCTGTATTGCCACTAGCACCAATTCCTTTAAGAATTAAATATCTTTGCCCAGTAGCTGATGTAGGTAACCCTGCGTCTGGCCCTACTTTTAGAGGATTTATAACTTTTAATACTGGAGGCAAGTCATTTGTAGGTATAGTATCTCCGTCAACAGTAAACAAGAGTTTTGTATCGTCACTAGGATGATGTGCAACTGTTCCTACAATCTCTCCTGTGCCAAAGTCAAGTCTAATTTGACTTATGCCAGCTTGTAACTCACCATATTGGTTAATTACTGCTCGCCAAGTAATATCATCTACCCCAATTTTAACTGGTGGGTCGTTTTCAATGCTTGTTGGCTCTACTTTATTAGTCACTGATTCTTGAATTTCAAGGATAGTCAATGTATTGCCTAGGAGTAAAATTCCATAATTCATAGGTGCAAATTTCATTCTAGTACCCATTAATATATCTTGATCTATTACACCGTCAGCAAGATCGCCGCTTTCATCAAAAATGCTAGCAATAATTTTATTAACAACTCCAAGTTTTTTAACCTTAGACGGTGGTGAAATCCAAATTGGAACATTAAATATTAATGTAGAAATATCAATCTGCTCATCAGCACCAACAGGCACTGCTCGACTACTCCAAGTTGTTCCAGTTAATTCAATATAACTTAAACTTCCCCAATCTAAGTAGCTGTCTGTGCTTTGTATCTCAAGTGAAGGATTAAATAAAACTAAAATTTGTTCTAGTAACTGCAATTTCTGTGTAGTGTTACTAGTCCAAATATCTACATTCAATGTTAAGTTGTACGGAACAGGCATCAACCGTTCTACTGTAAACGCATTACCTTGTTGCGTAGTATATTCACCTGAATCTTGATCAAATTTTCTCATACGGATATGACGTTTATCCACAAAAGTAGGATCTTGTCGTCTATCTGCTGTATACTCCAAAGCATTAATATAGCAACTAATCATTGGAGTTGGAACAATTTTGTTTTCACTGTTGTCTCTTAGGAGACTAGATACTAGTCTAGTAGCATCGCCATACTTAACAGGCACAGTTTGCAATGTAGTATTACCTTCTCTATCTTTGCCAAATTCAACTTGGAAGTTTGAAAATGCACGAATAAATTGTAGTAAGAACCTGCGTATTTGATTATCGTAAAAAAACTGTTGAGGCATTATTCATCTTCCTGAATTTCTAAGGCCTTGCTTAATGCTTGACGCTGTGATATCACAGTGTTATCATCCTGGGTAGTTGTTGTAGTGTTATTAATAAACCCGTCGCGTAAAGTATTACCTGTTCCTGGTGTAAGTTTACTTCTAACGTCATCCTCAACCTTAACAAATCTTGTGCCACTGTAACGGAATAATCTATTTGGTAAAAAGTCCATTCTAAGAACGTAATCGCCTTCAACTGCGTCAACTGGGAAACTAGTACCCATTGACACTGTTTCTCCATTAGGAGCAAGCCCGTCACCAACTAAGTATCCGCTGTATGCGTTAGAATTCTCTGGGCTTATGCGAGTACTATCAGCAGTTATTAGAGTACTATCAGATGTCTGATTGGAATTATCAGCAGTGTACCCCAGTGGATCCATGGGTTTACCAGTTGAATCTGCTGGAACCACATAAAACTTGCTAGTATCGTAACCGCTCTTGGGAACCTCAACTTCTGCCTGCTCTACTACTTTCTTAGTAATCTCAAGCTCTTTGGAATACGTGCTGAGAAGATCTCTAAGCGTACTACCTGTGCTTTCTCCGGTGTTCTCGTCAATCTGTATCTTATTGAGTATATCTTGATATTCTTGACTGTCTACTAATGGGGTGCATTTAACCCGCCATAGATGAGGCCACCAAGTAGGGCTATACCCTTCTGTAGGCCTTGTTCCTTCTTGAACAACGTAATAGCGTTTAAGAGCAACTTCAAGACTTGTATCTAAACTGTTGTAATCTTTTAAGTGCGGTAATTCTAATACATCACCGCTCATTAAACTTCGACCTAGTATGCTAGCCATATCAGCAAGATGGAACGTAATAAACAGTGTGTCATTTTGCAAAAATAAACCAAATTGGCTTAAATCGAAGTCGGTATCAGCAACATTATATAGCCCACGTATGTTGTATACGTCTTGATCGTATTTGCGATCTCTATTTTCTAAGAATAAAAAATCTTGGATAGCAAGGGGATCATCTTCTGCTGCTTGAGGTTGACTAAGGTCTGTGCTAGTTCCTTGATTTAAAATTCCTAGGTATTTGTGAACATGTATTCCTGTGCCACCCACAGTAAATTGCTCTTTAATATTGCGATCAAAGAATTTAAAATCATTGGAATGAGTTCCCTCTTTCCACATGGATATCCTAGGCATATTTAGAATCCTTAACTAGTTATAGTATTTATGTGGATCTTACCCCATAAATAAATTGAAGTTAATATCTTAATATGCTAATATATTAACATATTTGTATATAATAATGCATATACATGATAGGAAATTTTATGGGAAAACGCACATCTTATGTTAAGCAGTTTATATCGACGGAAGAAATTGCATCTATTAGGGGGTTTTATGAAAAAATGGATCCGGCGCCTAGCGGTGGACCATGGAAAAGTAGCACAGTAAGACTTGGACATGAAGGAGCATGGGATAGATCGTTGCATTTAGATAAACCAGGATTTATCCCAGGAAAAATGATTGTTGATAGGCTGCAAAGACAATTTGGTGACTTTGATGTCTATACTTCGTCAATTCGATATTTGGCTGCACCGTTTGCGCCTCATAGTGATGTAATATCTGCCGATTGGCTTTTAAAAAAACGTGCAACTGGATTACTGCCTGGATGGAAGTTTCTTATTCCATTAGCATGGATAGATGGCTACAACCCAAAAACTTATATTTTTTCTAGTCCTCCTAAGAACAACGAAAAGTTATATTCTGAATACCAGCACGATTTACCATACATAACTAATGAACAAGACAGTAAAAATTTCTCTATTAAGACTATATTAGAGTGGGAAGATCCTGGTGATTTATTAGCATGGGAGGATTTCCAATGGCACTGCTCGAGTAATCCTGACGGAATGGAATATAATCTGACAGATTGGCGATCAGCATGTAAAGAGTTTATATCTGTTGAAACTATGAGAAAAGAGTAATTTTCTATAGATAATGAAATAATATGCATCTTATCCAACTATTACTAATAGTAATGGTTGACATTTATTGTATCTGTGTTACTATATGTGTAAGTTAAAACAAAAGAGGTATATATGGCACAGATTATTGATTTTAATACACGACAGGAAGTAACTATTTCTACACTTCAACGAGAGTGGGTAGAGACTGTAGCAAACGAGTCTGTAGACAATCTTGATATTGCAGACATCATAAGCCTTATTGAGGGCATGGAGGAATACAATGGCAAAAAACTCACTTCTAACGTCTAAGAAGAAGAAAAAAGTCGCAGTTAAGACAAAGAAATCAGGCGTATTGGCACTTGATGCATCACGTGGATTGCGCTATTTTACTAGGGCCTTTCATACCGAGGTTGACACAAAGACTTG